AGTCATTCAGCGTCTACGACTCCTACGTCCACGATGTCGCAGGCAAGGGGATATCGCAGCTAAACGAGAGCCTTGGCGTCAGGTCGTTCTGTCATCGAAACATCGTAGCGGACACTGGCGGGTGGGGAATCCACCACGTCGGAGACGGAGGCCGGATCGCCAACTGCCTCGTCATCCGCGCCACTGGCTACGGTATCTGGTCGACGACTAGCGGCGGCGACCCCACCTTCCTCGACTACTGCACGGTCTACGGGACTGTCGCGGGCGGCGGGGACCCGGGGACGGGCATCTACGAGGGCAGCAACAGCCTCTACCCGAACAACTGTATCAGCGTCGGCAACGACGGGAACGGCTTCGACCTTCAGTTCGCCGGGGCCGCGGCCTACTCCATAGCCTTTGGCAACGGCGGAGCAGACTACGGAGCCGGAGACCAGGGGGTTGGAAGCATCACGCTCGATCCTGTGTTCAGGAACGCCGGCGCCGATGACTTCCGCCTGGGGAGCACGAGCCCTGCACGAAACTTGGCCAGCAGCTCCCATTCGATAGCCGATGACATCAGCGGCGCTGTGAGACCAGACGCCACATCTGGCGACTTCGACACGGGCTCCTACCAGTACGCGTCTTTCGACTGCGGCATAGTCTCTGCCGAGCCAATCGACAGCCTATCCGTGGCCGTGGCGTTCACGCAGAACCCAGCAGGACCCCAGGTGCCGCTTCAGGCCAGCGCAGAGGACGCCGCAAACTGGACCGTGGCGTCTGTGCCTGTTGACGCTGCGCTCGTAGTCGTTAACGTGACCAAGGCCAGTGACCTTGTCTACGTAGTAGAGTACAATCACCGTACCGCGCCAGGTGCAACCATCACGGTAGATAGTTCGCTGGTGGACACGGACCTTGGCGGGCTCTGCGATGACCCGGGCACCGGAGCCTACACGGCGATCAGCGACCCGGCAAACGCCGACACGTCTTTCGCTTGGCCCTTTACCTACGCGATGACGATGGACGGGGAGGTGCTCAGTGATTCTGACGCCTGATCTACATGCCGGCCTGCTGCTCGATGGCGTTACGCCGGAGCTCGCACAGGTAGCGCTGAACCGACTGCTGTCGAACCGCGCCGCCGAGATCGGCGACATCCTGCCAGAGACGAGCAAGCCAGCGACGGCCGCTGACGACCGTGGCGGATGGTGGGCTGACCCTACGTTCGGCAGTCGCTTCTGGCTACTGCGTCGCGCCAAGCTAATCGAAGAGACGCTGGCCCGAGCGGTCACCTACGCCGAGGAAGCACTCAAGCCGATGGTGGATATCGGGATGCTAGGCAGCGTCAGCGCAGAGTCCGACTTTGTCCTTGACGGAACGCGAAGAGTAGGCGTGTCGGTTGACATCACCGTGACCGCTCCGGACGGCGCCGTGGGATCGATCCGCTTCGCCAACCTATGGCAACAGCTAGGAGACTGACGTGGCTACACTCGTTACGGGATTCGTAGTCCCCACGCTTGACGAACTGATCGAGCGAATCAGCGGCAACCTGAATAGCTTCCTCGTCGGCGTGGACGCCTTCGTACCAGGCTCGGACGAATGGAACCTTGCCCGTGTACTGGCTGGCGAAGAGTTCACGATCTACGGCTACCAGTCGTCGATCCTCCGCGAGGTCTTCATTCAGACCGCGTCGCAGGCGAACCTGGAGACGCTTGGCGCAATGTGGAAGGTGCTGCGCAACCAGGCCACTGCCTCGACTCTGACCATCAACGTCACGGCCGCCGCTGCGCTGACCATCCCGATCGCCACGCTGCTCACGGACATCACAGGGATCGACTTCGAGACGGATGCTGCGCTGACCTTCGTCGGAGCAGGAACGAGCCCGGTCAACGTCACGTCGGACGGAACTGGCGCAAGCACTGCCCTGGATGTGTGCGCGGTACTCACCTTCTCCAGCGGGATCCCGAACGTCACGAGCGAGGCGCCGGTCACGGCAATCGTTACGGCTGGAGTCGACATCGAGGGCCTTGAAGCGTACCGCGCGCGCATCCTCAACAGCATTCAGAACCCTGCCCAGGGTGGCGCCTTCGCCGACTACGAGCAATGGGCCCTGGAGGTCTCCGGAGTCGATCGCGTGTGGGTAGACCAGCCGAGCCTTGGCAACGTGCGCACCGTCCACGACGGGGCCGCCACGGCGCTGTCTGTCCAGAACTACATCGATGACCCGTCGCGCCGGCCGGTGACTGCCATCTACACCGCCATCAAGGGCGCTGGGTATGGACTGGCGGTAGACGTGACCGTGACGCTCGAGGACGACTTCACGCTCCCGGACGTGCAGGCCAGCATACCCGACGAGCTCACGAGCCTAGCCCGGAACGAAGGCGGCGCAGGCCTCACGATCGCCAACAGCGAGATCCGAACGTCCATCGGCAACGCTGCTGGCGTCAAGTCCTACATCCTGAACGACATCATCATCGACGGGATATCCGTGGGCGTGAACGCTGACGCGACAGCGCCGGCAACTGAGTTCCACGAGTACGACGCCGGCAACACCGTGATAGCCTGATGACTGTCCAGCAACCAGCCCGCACCGCGGACGACTACCTCGACCTTCTACGCAGGCTGTCGCCTCCCGGGCTGGCCTTCGGCGACACGGAAGGGCGGTGGGATGATCTGCTTGAGGCTATCGCCCAGGAGCTTGGGCTCATCGACGCCAGCGTGTCTGACACGGCCGGGGGCGTACCGTCTGGGCTCGTGTCCGAGACAGACCCACGCACGGCCACGGAGACGCTCCCTGCGTGGGAGTATATGCTCGGGCTTACGGCCGGGTCGCTGTCTACTGCGCAGAGGCAGGACCAGGCCTACTCGGCCATGATAGCCACGGGCGGCCAGTCCCCGGGCTACTTCATCGCGATAGCCGCGCCCATCATGACGATCACGATCGATGAGCCGCTGGCCGTCGGGTGGAACCCATGCAGCCCTCCGTGCGCTCCGATGTACGGAGTGGGTGCCAGGTTCACGTGGGTGGTACACGGCGGCATCGGTGCGAGCACCGCCCGTAAGTCAATGCTTGAGTCGCTGATCAACAAGTACAAGCCAGCCCACACGCTGGTGTTTTTCTTGTACGACATCGTTTAGGAGAGAGCTATGAGAAGCGCAGACGGGTTCACCGGGGCAGACAGCGCAGCCGACGCGCTGGCGGACGATCAAGTGGGGCCTGTGGCCACGAATACAAACCTCGCCGCAGACCATCATTACTTCACGTGCGACCCGACCGGGTCGGACCCGACGACGCCGGATAGTGCGCAGTTCCTGAATGCCCTTGTCGAGGAGTTCAAGTACATCCTTGACATGGGGTCGGTGGGCAACGCGGCGCCGTGGGCATTCGACGCCACGGACAATAGCCAGGCGGCAACCGTGCTTGCCGGGGTCGCTGCTATCTATTCAGCGGCCGGATCTACTGGGTCGGTCACCAACCGACGGTCAAGGCTTGTCGCCGCTTCGGTCGCATCGAACGCCGCAGGGGTAGCATCTGCCGTCATAGGGTCCGACACCTGCACCGCATCCGGCGTCGGCTCGACGATCTCGGGGTCAAGCAATTCGACGACCGCAGGGACGCAGACCGTCGTAGAAGCCTGCGAAGATACCGACGTCAACGGAACGCGAAACGCGGCGATGGCTTCTGACGGTGGGACAATCAACGCCGCGTTCAGGAGTGGCCTATTCGCCACCAAGGACAGCACGATCGCCGCCGGGTCAACCGAGGCCGCCGCCGTGGCCACGGACGGCATCGCAGCGGTAGACCTGAACACTACCGTATGCCTGTCTTCGGACGGTGCCGTCCCGTCGCCCTCTGACGGCGCCGGGACCGGAGTCACGCCGACTAAAAACCAGGTGTACGGCGGAAACGCCGGAGTGCGGAATTGGCGCATCAATGGCGAGACCGGGTACATCTACGCCGTCGGCCACGTCGTTGGAGGGGCCGACTTTGCCGAGTTCTTCCCGAACATCAAGCAAGAGGCGATCGCCGCCGCGAGCATCGTCACCAGGCGCCGACTGGGCGTGAAGGCCGCCGGGGAGGGCGACGCGATCCTGGGCGTCGTGTCGGAAAACCCTGGGACTACAGGGAACTCTGGCGGCGAGACAGCGGGCCGAGACGGCGGCAAGGACTGGACCGTGGTCGCGCTGCTCGGCCAGGTCCCGGTCAAGGTGGACAAGAGCATCACGAACGAGAACATAGACCTGGTCGAGGCCAGCGGCGGAGAGCTCTGCGTCAGGGCGCTAGACGGCGGCGTCGGAGCCTGGGCATTCGGAACCACCCGCCTCGTCGCCATGGAGATGATCGAGGACGGTCTCTGCATGTGCTTGATCCGGTGATGTCGTGGCCAAGCCTCCGATCACAGTCACGGTCAAGGACCGCAACGTCAGAAAGGCATTTAAAGAGTTCGGCGAGGATGCGCCGTTCGGGATAGCCGAGACGCTGACGGTACTGGCTGCGTCTGCGCGCAAGCGCCTGGTATCCACACTGGACGACCACTTCACGATCCGAAACAAGAACACAGCCAAGGGAATCATCTTCAAGAAGGCGCATAGGCATAGCCTGTCGTCTCACGTAGGCACGACTGACGACTACTTGGCAGACCACGTCGTTGGCCTCACGAGGACCGCTGCGCAGCACAGGCTGTCCGTGGCCCAGGTGGGAGACAATGCGCCTAGAAAGTCCTTCGCAGACATCACGGGCCCGGCCAAGCACCCCGGTAGGCTGCTCGCCAAGGACCAGGCCAAAGCCCCTGCCAAGCAACGGCTATTCCTGAGACCGACGAAGACCGGGTCTATGGGGATTTGGAGGAAGCAAGGGCGTGTTCGCAAGGGACGCGTTGACCCGGCCGGCGGCATCAGATTGATCTACGTGCTGTCGAAGAAGGTCAGGGTGGCCAAGGACTGGCCGATGCAGGCGATCGTCAACAGGCGCATCGAAGAGCGGTTCGACTTCGCGATAGGGCGAGGGCTGGAAGAGGTGCGCCGCAGGATCTGGAGCCGCAACCGCAAGGCCAGGAAGTAGACATCTTGCAATTGAGACCGCAGCAGGTATTCTGTAGGCAGGAGGTGCCTTTATGTCTCGTCTAGTTTCGACCGTTGGAGCCTACCCGCGTGGCGACTCACTCACGCCGGCAACCGGCTTGACAGGTGGCACCAACGTATACGCCTTCGCTGCGATCCCCGTGGCCGATGAGGTCGTCGTGGTCATCGACCTCGAGCCGGGCATTGAGCCTAACTTGGTGCCTGACAACGACTCGCCGCTGAACACCAACCCGCGCCTGCTCGCGGTGCCTGTGCTGTCCATGGCGGACGGCGCTGCGGCGTTTGACTTCACCATGGCTGGCGTCGGGTTCGACACGTTGCCGACCACGAAGACCGCAGCGGGCTACCGCTCGGCAGGAGACATCGTCTTCCCGGCCAAGCGCTACACGCAGGTCACCGTCCTCGAGGGAGCTCGCCACGAGCCAGCGCTGGTGCTACATCGGTACGTGGCGTTCATCCTGTCGCCCCAGGCGCTCGGCGTGGCCCCTGCTGTCGACGTCACCATCGGGCTACGGTTCATGAACTGGCTCGACAACATGGCCTACACGTAGGAGGCCACCCATGGCGCTCTACGACATCTGCTACTACCCGCACGCGGTCAAGAAGGCCAGCATCACTGCCGGCCGATTCATCGAGGCCCGCCCTGCTGGGTCCGACTGGACTGACGCCGAGGAGCGCGCTCCGATGGCTGTGTGGCGTAACGTCGAGTTGTCGGCTGATAAACTCAGCGAGTTGAAAGAGCGCAAGCGCCGCGTCAGCCATCATGGCGGTCGCGGCTCGTGCCCCAGCGTGGTCAAGGTGCCCCAGAAGAACTGGCCGGCAGTAGATGCCTTTGCCATTGGCGAGGCGTAGCATGGCCGTTTACACTGTCGGGTCTGTTGCATCTGGCGCTACATATTTGACGCACACCACGGCCTACGCTGCTGCTCTTGCTGCGGTAGACCACGGCTATGAGATCCGCACTGTCGAGAGCGGAATATACGCAGGACAGACGTTCAACACGACTGGCCTATCCAACGGATCGTTCACCAAAGATCCAGGCGTCGACTACACAATAGAGCTGGACAACACTGCGATCAGGGCGTGGATCTATGACGGCGGGCTAACCATGACTGGCGGTTGCATCAAGACGAATGCAAACAGGCCGTTTCTGAATGGCGCAGGCACTGCCACGTTCACGGATGTAGAGTTCTATATAACCAGCGGAGCCACGGCGCGAGTCTGGGACAACACCGCTTCTGGTGTAAATAACTTCATCAACTGCCGGTTCCTCGGGGACGTGCAGACGATGAGCACTGTATTCTTCCTGCTGACTGGCGGGACGAATAATTTCGTAAACACATACATATCATCGAACCTGTCAGCGACACTTGGCGTAGTCTACGTGTCGACATCAACTACCAATCCGATGTCTATGACTGGCGTTGGTTACGGAGGTGCGTCGCCGCTCGTCAGGATCGACGCAGGACAAACGGTATCCGAGCTTTCTATTTATGGATCATACGCTCAGCACCTCGTCGACAACAACGGAATCATCACGACTGGCACCTACGCATACAACACATACGACACCACCGACGCAGGCACGGACAGCGCCACGGACCAGCCCGGGATCACCGACTTCAAGGTGGACAACCGCGGCATCCCGCTGGAGTCCTCGCCGCTGTTCCGTCTCATCCCGCCAGGTCAGGACAACGCTGGAGACTTCGACGCGCTCGGCAGTCCTCGGCATACAGGCGGGCGTGTTGACGGTGGTCCGCTACAGAACCAGACAC